CCCAAAGATTAGACGTAGAATTATATAGAATTGTTTGCCCATCAAGTGGAGTATTTATTTTAACATCATGAAGCTCGTCTAATTCAAAACCGTTTTGAGGTCTTACAAAAATTTCTCCATTATTTTGCTGAGCACGTGTTACTATTCCAATAAAAACTAAATGTAGTGGAGCTTTTGGTTTATTATTTAGTCCATATAAAAGATTACCATTTTGTCCTAACCATACTGGATCTCCTGGTTGAGCCATAGATGTATTTATTCCAGTAAGTAGACCTTCTGTTATAACATAACCAATTCCATTAACTGCCAGGCTTTGCTCCATTAGCCCCATTGTTTTTGTAGAGGTAGACTCCGTATTATTAGATGCCTTACTTGCCAACATGTTAGTTCCAGATTGACCAGTTGTTCCACTTATATAAACTGCCTGACCTTTAGTAACTTCTTCTGCAGCTTTAACTAAATGCTTTACTGTACTTACATAAGCAGGCGGTGGAGTAGGTTCTTGTGGATTTGTAAATCCAACTGTACTTTGAATCATGTAGCTCTCTCAATAGACATGCATGCAACTATAACAGGAGCATCTCCTATTGCATATAGCCTATCAAATGGCCTAAGTTCTACAGTAAATGCTTGTTTTGGGTATAAAATAAATCCATAGTCTGCCGCCGACACTAAACTATTACCAAGATAAACATTTGAGGATAAATCAGTATTTTGTACAATAAGAGTACATACCCCATTAACTGAGTCTTCTATTGTTATCTCAGTAGGAGTTGTTGTAGATAGAGTCTTTAAAGAGTGTCTAATCATTCTATTATTATACCGCTAAAAAGGACAAAACCCATTCAGAGGCGGATCCGAATGGGTCTTGCTGATCTTGCGATCAAACGCTGGGAGCAAAAGTGGTGGGATGCTACAACCAGCGCATTATTATTATCACATATTAGATTTTTTAAGTCAACCATTTATTATAAGATTTATTCATTGCTGCTATAAACTCATTAGAGCCTTTAAGGTGCATCTCTTTACCAATCTTAAAAGCAAAATTTATTTTATTTGAAATGCAGTAGTCGTGATACCATTCTAGAACTTCTCTATTTAGAGGAGCGCCAGCTTCTGCTAATAGTAAATAAGATATTCCATTAACCTTTTTATTGCTTACAATTGTTTTAGATATGCTGGGCTTAAAGTGTTCTGGAACTTCAGGATTTATAATCCAGTGACATTTATATGCTCTACATGGATCTACTGGTCTAGATTTATATATTTTACATCCGCTATTTATTTCAACAAAGAAGCATGGCTTAGGCTTATGTGGATCTTCTGTCTCTGTTCCCATAACATGCCCACGAATTGTTCCAGTTAAATAACCTTCACAACATTTTGTACAGTCTTTACAAGACTTATTCATTATCTGTTTGTGGTGTATAAGAAGGGGTGGGACCTAGTAAAAATCCTTGATCATGATATTCTATAAGTTTGGATGTATCTTCAGGTCCCACCAGCTTGTTTGCAATAATTGTTAGTACATCATAAATTCTATGTAGCATAATATAATTAACCATGTCTAGGTTATCTTCGATATTTTGAGATTGTTCTTTTTCAGTCATTAGGTCTTCCTAGATCTTCCCAGAATTTTTCACGACCCATTTGGTCTGTTTCTTTTATTTGTCCGCCGTCAGTTTGTATTTTCTCGGACGGCTCTTTCGATTCTATCATAAACTTCTAGCCCCATATTATTTTTATAATTGCAAGATAAGCAATATAGATAAATTATATCATTTGAATCTAGGTTGGGCATTAGAAGGCCCTGGTCTATTGGACATTCCAATTTAGACACAAGGCCTTCCTCTGCTAAAGCCAAGTATTTAGATACTGTTTGTATCTTCAACGACTTTCTCCATTCCTATTGGTTAGGGAACTTCGCTAACCACTCTTTCATCGCCCCTGTTTTCATTGACGACCATGAACTCCAGTCATTTCCGCCCTGTGTCATGTAATACGTTATCTCTGCGTTTACTACGGGATCAAATAAAAGTATATTTGACCTCAGTTCGAATTTCTCTTTCCGATCAATGCCGAGTTTTCCCAACATATTAATCTGAAAAATTCCGTAGGAACTGTCTCCAGTATTCCTGTTACCATTGTAAGCTAGTGGTCTAGCATTAGACTCTGTCTTAGCAATAGCCCAAGCCGTTTTAAGGGCTTTTCCTTCAAAACCTACAGCTTTGAGGAGTTGTATTAACTCTTTATCTGTAAGCATCTCCGAAGGCTTGTATACAGTGTTGCTGAATTTTTCCAGCGTTTCTTTTTTCAGTTGTTCTGTTTCTTTTTTCTCTACAACCACTTCTGATTGCAGAGCATTTGCTTGACTTTCCATCGTTGATGGCTGGACACCAAATAGAAATAATGTTATCATTCCTATATGCACCCAACTATGAGCAACTTCGCTCAAGCGTTGTTTGATATTCTCCATGGGCATTTCCTCCTATAGAGATAACGAACTATAATAATAGCATTGTCAGCAAATAACTGTCAAGCTAGTTGACTAGGATTTTAATGCGTATTTCTTTGTATGTTCCACGTTCTGGATTAAATCCGTCTGTAGGATTTGGGTATGCTGCACAAAATATAGTTAATTCTTTACATAAATTAGGTCATGAAGTTAGATGGTCAGATCCTAAAGCTCAGATACAATTAAACTTTACACAACCTCAACATTTTAAGTTACACAAGAATCAATATCAAATTGGATACACCCCTTGGGAATCTACTGGAATGCGTAGAGACTGGGTTGATACATATAATAATTTTTGTGATGAAGTTTGGGCAACATCTGATTGGAACGCACAGGTATTTAAAGATAATGGCGTAAATAAAGATATAACAGTTTATCCACATGGTATAGAAGATATTTGGAAACCATACAAAAGAAAAGTAGATGACGTATTTAGATTTTTGCACATAGGTGAACCTGCGCCAAGAAAAGGCGGGGAGAATGTACTAGAAGCTTTTACGAAGTTATTTGGCAATAATCCTAAATACAGATTAACAATCAAAGCACATCATTCACATACATTGAGATACTATGATAAGTTTGGTAATGCAATTATGCCAAATGAAAAGTATTCAAATATATCTATCATTACAGATGAATATGATGTCCAAAATCTTGTAAATCTTTATCATACCCACCATTGTTTGCTATATCCAACATGGGGAGAAGGATTTGGCTTTATTCCTTTACAAGGACTTGCAACTGGTATGCCAGTAATAACAACTTATCCATGGGCACATTATGAAAAGTATATAGGACCGTTAAAGTTAAAGTCTAAACTCACAACTGAGACTTTGCCTAAAGCAATTGGCGACCCACATGTTGGACAAATGTTTAAGCCAGATCAAGAACATTTAGAAAAGCAAATGCTAGATGTTACAGAAAACTTTAGAGCATATTCTGGATATTACTATGCCCAGTCGACTGAAATTCATGATGAATACAATTGGATTAAGTTGACTAAGAATGCTTTTAGTCATTTAGAAGAAAAATTTTAAAACCCCTTCCCACTCTAAATAAAGTTTGGTAGAATTGGTATCTATTCATTTTTTTTAATTAACCCGCAAGGCGGAGAAGGAGTTTTACACGCAAAATGTCAAGAACTATTGAAAACCCATATGAGAACTTTATTGCATTATCAAGATATGCAAGATGGATTTCTGCAGAAAATCGTCGAGAGACATGGGGTGAAACAGTAGATAGATATTTTGCGTTTATGCTAGATCATCTTAAGCAAAACTATAACTATACTCCAGAACCTGAGTTCGTAGAAGAAATTAAAAATGCTGTATACGATAGAAATGTAATGCCATCAATGAGAGCAGTAATGACTGCTGGTCCTGCTCTCGATAGAGACCATGTTGCAGGGTACAACTGCTCATTTGTTCCAGTTGACTCACCACGTTCTTTTGATGAAACAATGTATATTCTTATGTGTGGAACTGGTGTTGGATTCTCTGTTGAGTACAAGTATGTTAATAAACTTCCTGCCGTCCCAGAATCATTTGAGAAGTCAACAACTGTAATAGTTGTAGAAGATTCAAAGACTGGTTGGGCAAAGGCTTATCGTGAACTTCTTGCAATGCTTTGGGCGGGACAGATTCCAGCAGTAGATGTTTCAAAGCTTCGTCCAGCAGGTGCACGTCTTAAGACAATGGGAGGTCGCTCTTCAGGTCCACAACCATTAATTAATCTTTTTGATTTTACAATTGCAAAGTTTAAGGGTGCAGCAGGTCGTCAGTTGAAGCCTATTGAAGCTCACGATATAATGTGTAAGATTGGTGAAGTTGTAGTTGTTGGCGGAGTTCGTAGATCTGCAATGATTTCTCTGTCTAATATTAATGATATTGAAATGGCAGCAGCAAAGTCTGGTAATTGGTGGGAAAACAATTCACAACGTGCATTATCAAATAACTCAGTCGCATATTCTCGCAAGCCAGAGATGGAGCAGTTTATTGCGGAATGGAAGAATTTATATGACTCAAAATCTGGTGAGCGTGGCATATACAATGTTGCCGCTGCTCAAAAGCAGGCAGCAAAATGGGGACGCAGAAGCGAAGAAATCCATTATGGAACTAACCCATGCTCAGAAATTATCCTTAGACCTTATCAGTTCTGTAATTTATCCGAAGTTGTAATTAGAGAACACGACTCTAGAAAAGATATTCAAAACAAAATTAGACTAGCAACAGTTCTTGGAACATGGCAGTCCACACTCACAGACTTTAAGTACCTTCGTAAGATCTGGAAAGATAATACAGAAGAGGAAAGGCTGCTAGGTGTTTCAATAACTGGACAATTTGGGCATGAGTTCATGTCTGGAAAACAAGATTTGGAAGGACTTGGGCAGTTCTTAAATGATATGAGAGACTATGCTCGTGTAACAAACAAAGAGGAATCTTCAAAGATCGGAATTAATGAGTCTGCAGCAATTACATGCGTTAAGCCTTCAGGAACTGTTTCACAGTTGACTGGCGTATCATCAGGAATGCATGCATGGCATTCTCCATACTATATCCGCACAGTTCGTGGGGATAAGAAGGATCCACTATCAACATTCTTAAAGGAAGTAGGAATTCCTGTAGAAGATGATGTAATGAAGCCAAACGACACATATGTGTTTTCATTTCCTGTAAAAGCACCAGAAGGTGCAATTGTTAGAGATGATCTTACAGCTATTGATCATCTAAATACATGGCTTGTATATCAGCGTGAATGGTGTGAGCATAAGCCATCTATTACTGTATCTGTAAAAGAAGATGAATGGATGGAAGTTGGTGCTTGGGTCTATAAGCATTTTGATGAGGTATCAGGTATTTCATTCCTACCGCATTCAGATCATTCATATAAGCAAGCTCCATATCAAGAAGTTACAGAAACAGAATACTTAGAGCTTCTTGCCAAGATGCCGTCTTCAATTCGTTGGGAAGATTTATCTTTCTATGAAACAGAAGACGGAACAAGCGGAACACAGACGCTTGCATGTACCTCAGATGGAAATTGTGAGATTGTAGACATTTCCGCTTAATAGGTATATAATAAGAATTGGGGAAACCCAAAATTCCTGGGCATAGGGCCCAGAAATAGGAGGATCTTATGACAAAAGAAGATCTAAACAATGATGGAAAGGTAACAATGCAAGAGAAAATTCTAGCAGCGTTAGCAAGCTATGGTCGTCACTTTCTAGGTGCAGCCATTGCTCTTTACATGACTGGAAACACTGACCCAGGAGATTTAATTAAGGGTGGTATTGCAGCATGCCTACCAGTTATCCTGAAGGCACTAAATCCAAACGAGCCTGCATTCGGGTTCCAGAAGAAGTAATAACTTAATAAGCAGTTAGGACTGCTCCTATGCTAAAATGAGCATAGGAGTTTTCCTATTTTAAGGAGATTTTGAGCAAATGGCAGGACAAAAAAATTGGGAAGTAGATCAGAATACTACTTTTAGCTTTACCATCGAATATAAAGATCCAGATGGTAATGTAATTGATCTTACAGACTGTTCTGCAAAAATGCAGGTTCGTGATACTAAAGGCGGAAGTAAATTAGCATTTACTCTAACCTCACCAG